TTTTATAATAATTTTATAATAATTTTATAATAATTTTATAATAATTTTATAATTTTTAACAATTCATAATCCACCCGGTTTCAATAAAAGTTTCATAAACTATATATTCAGATAACTTAAAATATAAATATTTTTCAAAATAACGTTTACTCACTATAAATTTGTAAGAATTTAAATTACAATATTTATAATAATAATTATAAGCATCGTCAAACGATATTAATGTTAATTTATTTTCTTTTTGTATTTCTTTTTGTATTTCTTCTTTAATATATTCAAACGATTTATTTATGTCACCAATCTTATCCCACATATAATTTGTAACATTTAATACATATTTATCTTCTACTATTTTAATTGTTTGAAAAAAATGCTTTAATATTTTTATAACATTCTCTTCAGAAATATTACCACTCGTCATTAATTTATCTGAATTTTGTTTTGTCCATAGTTTAAAGAGAGAACAAATTTCATCAACTTCTAATTCATTATCAAACACTTGTTCTGTTTCAAAAACGTGTTCCGTTTCAAAGCTGTTATTTGTAATGGTAGTTTCCCAAAATTGTATAAAATCACTTTGAATAGGTAAATATTTACTAGTTATACCAATAAATGAATCAGACACTTCATTATAGGTATATAATTCCTTTAGAATATTTTTTAAATGATTAGAATAAATTACATTCGGTAGATCAGAATTAGAGAGAAATTGTTTCCAAAGAAAATGTAAATTTTTCCATTCAATTTTAACATCACTTGACGACTCAATAATATATTTATTACTAAATTCGGTAACTATGTTATTTTGGGTTGAATTTTTAAGATAATATGAATAATTTTTAACATCTTCATCCGACTCATTTTCAATAAATTTATCGGAATTTTCATACCGTTTAGAATAATGTGCTGCTACACATAATAGATCCAATCCTATTTTTTTTAAAATGTCTCTCCACACATCATTTGAAAATTGTTCATTTATTTTAATAAGACGACAATTGTCATAAGTATGATTTTCATGATATTTTGTCATGAAATTAAATGTTGCGTTGCTGCAACCAATAGATCCAAATGCTATATTATCTACTTCATTTAATATTTTCTTCATTTGTGGACTAACCAAAAATATCAAATTAGCATTTTTCTTAAAAATATTATCTCCGATAATTGTTAAAAAATATTTGGCACTATATTTTGATGAAAAAATGGATGGATATAAAACGTTAATAATGTGTTGAATTGTATCCGTTTCAGGAATAGAACTAAATAAATTTCTCTCTTTTATTTGTTTTATAATGTTAAGTTTGGTTTTGTATTTCCATTGTAAAAGAACTCTATCTTTAGATATATTAGATAACAGTTTGTGTATAACATCATCTTCTCTAATTTTATAATAATTTTTACCATTGTATTCATAAAAAAAATTATTATTTGGTAAATAATAATATTGGTTTTTACTTAAAAAAACTTGTATAAATATTTGCTGTTCATTTGTTAAATACGTATTTCTGTTTTGCCTTTTTTCATAATTTTTAGATTCATTTTCGAGCGTATTTGGTAAATAATTAACAATATGGCTATTTATTCGATGTATCATATAATCACTGTCTTTATACTTTTTGAACAGTTCTATTATTGTATTAAAACATTTTGTTTGTAATTCTGTATTGTCTGACATCTTAAGGGGTAGTATATTGTTTTTAAATTAGTTTTTAAATTTGTTTTATAATATATTATAAAATAATAAAATTTTATATATTAAATATATTATATATTAAATATATTATACATGTCTTCCAGCTATATTGATTATATTAAAAATAAAAATAACTGTTGTGTAAATCAATTGCCAGGACCGCAAGGCCCTCAAGGTCCAACTGGAATAATTGGACAAGGAATCACAGGCCCAACTGGTTTAACAGGACCAATCGGTTTAACAGGCTCAATCGGTTTAACTGGTCCAACTGGAACAATAGGACCTACAGGAGAAGGAGTTTCAAGCGGAGTTCCAACAGGTGCTATAATGTTATTTGCTATGGAAATACCACCTAGCGGATGGTTAATATGCGATGGATCTTATGTTTTAATTTCTCTCTATCAAAATCTTTTTTTAACGATAGGGTGTACATATGGTTGTGCTGCTCCGTCAGGATATTTTACTTTACCAGATTTAAGAGGATATTTTGTTCGTGGATGGGGTGCTACAGGTAGTATTGATCCTGGTAGAGTTTTTGGTTCTACACAACAAGATCAACTAGAAAAACATAAACATATATCGTCAAATAATGACTGTCAAAATTATGCGGCGGTCAATGGTGTAGGAACTGGTGTTTATAACGCATGGTGTGATACAAATGGAATAGGATCTGGTCCTGCCGCTAGTTTAACAGATGACGCAACTTATCCTGAACAAACAGCAGGAGTTGGAATCGAAACAAGACCAATTAATATTGCTTTGTTATATTGTATTAAAACATAATGTAAATTAATGCGTTAAATATTTAAATTCATTAGTATTTAAAGATTTAAAATTAAAATTTAGTATAATGTCCGCATTCTCAAATAAAAATCAAGTAACTCAAACTGATGGAAATGTTTTAACTATTAAAACCGTTCAAATTGCGCCTTTTAGAACTTTAATGACAGCTCTTAAGGATATTTTGTTAGAAACTAATATTACTTTTGAACCAGATGGAATACGTATCATTAATATGGATAAATCACATACTATTTTAGCTCATTTATATTTAGCAGCTCAGAATTTTGAGTTTTATGAATGTAAAAAAGAGAAAATTATAATTGGGGTGAATATGTTTCATCTGTTTAAGCTAATTAACTCTATCGATAATGATGATACTTTAACCATTTATATTGAAAACTCCGATTATGTTGATGGAATTGTCTCTCATTTAGCTCTGAAATTTGAAAATGGAGAAATTAAACAATGTAAGACACAGAAATTACGGTTAATTGAACCTGAACCTGAAGAGCTACAATATCCTGATGTTAAATTTTCTTCTATTATTAATCTTCCTTCTGCTGATTTTCAGAAGATTATTCGTGATCTTTCATGTATTTCAGATAAATTAGAAATTAAGTCTGTAGGTAATGAACTTATTTTTAAATGCTCTGGGCAATTCGCTTCTGCTGAAATTCATCGTGCCGAATCTGATGGTAGCATGGGATTCATTTTAAAGCAAGATTCGTCAAAGATAATACAGGGCGAATTCTCTCTAAAGAACCTTGGCTATTTTATTAAGTGTACAAATTTATGCTCTCAAATTGAAGTATATTTAGAAAACGATTTACCTCTTGTTGTGAAGTATAATGTTGCAAGTCTTGGGGAGATAAAACTCTGCTTAGCACAGCTTCCCTCAACGTAATTCTGTTACCACATATCGTAACAAAAAAATAAAAGATCGGTATCTAGCATTTTATTTTTTTATAGAAAGTTTGTCTCATTATTCTTTTCGGTCGGTGTAATATTAATAGCAGAATATTTATATAAAATTATATTATTATTTGTATATAAATGTCCAGAAATTATAGAGATTATAACCAATATTTAGGATCTACTAAATGTTGTGATTTGAAAGTACAAGGATCTCAAGGGCCTCAAGGACCTCCTGGACCAGCAGGTGTAGGACCTAAAGGTGAAACTGGCGATATAGGATATACCGGCCCGACAGGTAAAGGTTGTAAAGGTCCGACTGGATCACCAGGAAACCCTAGTGGCCTTACTGGTCCTACTGGTTATACAGGAGCAGATAGTAGTGTTACTGGTCCTACAGGTTCTATTGGCGATACTGGAGCCGCAGGTAGTGTAACTGGTCCTACAGGAGCAGATAGTAGTGTTACTGGTCCTACTGGTCCTACTGGTGTAACAGGTCCTACTGGTGTAACAGGTCCTACTGGTGTAACAGGTCCTACTGGTGTAACAGGTCCTACCGGTGTTACTGGTCCTACCGGTGTTACTGGTCCTACCGGTGTTACTGGTCCTACAGGAGCAGATAGTAGTGTAACCGGACCTACAGGTGTAACAGGACCTACTGGTGGAAGTCCATGGACGCCTACGAATTTTGGCATTGGTCTTACTGGATACACTGGAATTGGTTACACTGGAGATGTAATGGTTTTTGGCAAATTATATGTTGAAGGTGGCATTGACCCAACTTATTTAGCGTTAACACCGCAACCAAACGGACCAACCGGATTTGTAAATCCATTATGGGTAGATAATAGTGGATTTTTACGTTCAGAGCAAATTTATATTAACAATCCAACTCTTAACGGCATTCCTTTATCCGTTAATAATAGTAGTACGAATAATGGTCTTCTCAATACCAAGTTCTACAATCAACGAACTGCTATTGGAGGGGAGTCAATCAGTATTGATTTCAACGCAAAAAATAGTGCTGGAACGGAGTTCAACTACGCAAATATGAATATGGTTGTTTCAAATCCTACTGCTACGACAGAAACAAGTAGATTGAACTTTGATGTTACAGATTCAGGTGGTTTGTCTACCTATTTGAGTTGTAATGGAAACTCTAATAAAGTAGATTGTTTAAAACCTCTTGATATGAATGCAAATGGGATTAGCAATATAACAAATGCGTCAACTACTAATAGTTCTTTTCTCGCACCGCAAAAGGTAGATATGCTTACGACTACTGGTGTAGTTCCATCAACAGGATTAGACACTAATTGTAGGTATGTTGCTTGTAATGCTGGTGCGGCCCCGACTTGGATTAATTCAGGAGCAGGTAATTTTTCGTTTGGGGTAGAAAATATAACCGCATCTGTTACTTCTTTCGCTGGTGCTTGGTGGGTTGGGACGCAAATCGGTACTCTTTGGTATTCAGTAGATAGCGGTGCTACTTGGACTTTACAAGTTGATTTATTTGGTGTAATCAACTGTCTAGAAGTTTTTCAGGGTGGCGCTTTAATGGCGGTGGGAGGTAATTTTACAGGGTCCGGATTTACAAATCTCGCGGGCGTTAATACTGGGTTTGGTATGGTTGATATTACACTTGGATATGGTGGTGTAAATGGTGAGGTTAAATGTTTCTTTGATAATACAAATAATAATTGTTTGTATATAGGTGGTTCTTTTAATGATTTTAACGGCGGTAGTGGCGGAACTTATCTATCATACGGATTTTTTACTTGGGATTATGGCGCGGGTATTTGGTATAATTTTGATAATACCATTGGCGGTGGTTTTGTTGATGGTGGCGGTAGTGTTAGTCCTGTTAATACTATTAGCAGAGATATTGCAAGTAGTGGTTTTAGTGGTGGATTTATAATTGTTGGTGGGAATTTTACTAATGAGGTTGTAAGTAGTGGAACTCAAAGCATCGCATATTTATTTACTTTTACAACTACAAATGGATATCAGGTATCAGGCTATTTTGGTATTGGGCCTGCTTTGAATGCCCCCGTTTCTTCTACTATTGATTATTTTAGTATTGGGACATTAGTAGGCGGTGCTTTTACTGGTGTTGGTCCGTTTTTGTTTTCATACGGAATAATAATTAATTGGAATGGGTCAAGTTGGGATATAAATACTTATCCAATCGGTGGTGGTGGTGGTCCTATTACATCTATAACAAGACCTTCCGCACCAGCACCATATTATTTTACAATATATGGTGGAAATATTCTATACAGAGATAGCACTTTATTACCTGTAATACCCATCGGTTCTGCTTGGAAAAATATTGCTTGGAATGGGTCGTCTTTTTTCTTCGCAACTAACGCTCAAACAACAGCAGGGTTCATCTACTACGCATTAAGCACGGCAACTAATGTTACTCTTACGAGTGTTTTTCCCATTAAAATATACAGCACCATTTCTGCTACTAATATTAATTTATTGGGAACAGGTTCGTCGGTTGAGTTGATATGGAATAGTTCTCTCTTTGAGTGGTATTTATTAGGGTATCAAGGTGCTTCTTTTTCTTAAGCAACGCCTTAATGCCCAAGACAATATAGTTTGAATATACATCATTGAACATTTAATTTTTCACAATAAATGAGTGTTTATATACCAAGGATATTTTAGAAATTGTATTAAATATAAAATAAAATATTAACCAAAAATAAATTATCTAACTTTAATACATAATCATGCCAAGTATGAAAAAAAGATGTAAATCTGGATCGCGTCGTTGTGGTGCTAGTTGCGTTGTAACTCGTGGTAAACCAAGAATCCATTCAAGATGTTCCAGAGGAACGCGTCGCTGTCCTAGAAAAACAGGATCGTGTAAATCCAAGACCACCAAAAGACGTAAGAGAAGATATTAAGCGAAAAGGTGTAAAACCATAATTTACACCCTTGAAGACTTATAATGGGACAAATAATATAGAATTTAAATAATATAGAATTTAAATAATATAGAATTTAAATAATATAGTATATAAATGTTTTACACCAAAATGGAGAGACTTCAAATTGTTTTGCAAATTGTTAATAAATTAAAAAATTTTCATTGTACAAATTTATACAATGAAAATTTATGCTACTTTATTACTAAATTACAACAAATTTTTGATAAATATATAAAAGACGAACAAAATCTTAACGATTATAAAGGTATTTTATATTTTGAAGAAATAAATAAAAATATAGAATATTTTTTACCTTGTAGAAAAGACGCAGAACCTTTATTTGTAATAAAAGATAAAATATAAATATAAATATAATTTACCCATTTACACACTTGAAGATTTAAAATTGTTATGATTATATATTTAAAAACATAAATATATAATTAGAATGAACACGATTGTTTCTGCTTTTGTAAGTAATATTAATGATAGATATGACAATTCTTTAAAAAGATATTATAAACACGGAAGTCTTTTATTAAAATCAATTGTTTCGAAAATAATTTTTGTAGACGAAAGTATGTTTAATTTAATTGGCGAAGATTATGATAAAACAAATACATTAATAATTAAAATAAATAAGAATGAATCATATTTATATAATTATACCAATTATTTAACTAATTTCCAATTAAATTCCTCGGATCATACAAAAGATACAATTGAATTTATGTTTACAATGTGTAATAAAACAGAATGGATTCATAAGGCTATTTTATTAAATTATTTTAAAACAGAAAATTTTATTTGGTTAGATTTTGGAATAAGACACATATTTGATTGTACTGATGAAGAATTTATCAAAAAAATAAATAGTTTAAAATATAAAACATATAAAAATATTAGAATTGGTGGAATATGGAATTTAAATTATAAATTCAATATTGATATTTATAAAGATGTTGCATGGTATTTTGCCGGAGGCGTATTTGGAGGAAATCAAAAATCTCTAATGAAATTTTCTGATCTAATGAAGCTAAAATGTATCGATATTATGACTTCAAAGAACACAATTATGTGGGAAGTAAATATTTGGTATTTAATTTACAACGAAAATAAAGGTTTATTTGATAGCTATGGCTGTAATCATAATGCCAGCTTAGTTGATAATTATTAAGTATATTTTGTGATTGAATTTATATATTTTTTATCATAAACTCCAATTTTGGTAGTTCTATCCCAAGTGCTATATGTCATTAGAATGCGATCGTCTTCAACTATAACGCTCAAACAATACTCAATAGGTTCACCTTCAAATTTAAATGGGGCACTATAACGAAGCAAGTTCATATTTTCATCGAAAACTACAATTATATGGTAATAATGGCGAGGTTGTTCATATGATACAATATGAGCTACAAACCAAATTTCTGTTTCAATCATTGTTATAGAGATATTTTCATTGTTATTTGTATTCATTTTCTTTTTATATTTAAATCCACAACTTGATCCGCGAACTTTTGAAAATATGTATGGCATTTGTCTTTTTTCGACTTCTTTCAATTGATTTGTTACATCATCTATAATACATATATTTAATGGATGCCAATTATAAATCACATGCGTTTTATCTTTATAATCAACACACACCCAATTTTTTTCGCATGTAGAGTTATTAAAATTAGGGCAAATATCTGCGTATTTTAATTCATTTGTTTCTGTATCATAATCGCCCTTAACTATACCAAGTTTATTATTTTTATGATACCCAGTTCCAATGAATACTAATTTATTTGTTTCAATATCATTGAATATTCTGATATCTTCAATTCCTATATACAATCTATTGTCAAAACCTAAATTAAACAATTTTTCATTTAAAATTGTAAAATCTTTATTCAGTTCAATATATTTATTTATAGTTATAATATGTTTATCACAATTTAAATAACCGCCATTTTCATTAATAAAATAATTAACATATCTAATATTCATAAGATAAGTGTCTTTGCTTTTATCCGGATTTTTAATAATANAACTAGAAGAAGAATGAAACTCGATGTTTTCATTGTTAATATTAGAATTAATTTTATTGTCCAACACAAATTGGTTAGTTGGTGTCAAAATGTCTTTATAAAATTTCATATTGGATAACATATTATTAACTTCTTGTTCATCTTTAGAATTATTAAAAACCTTAACAACTTCATTATTTATATTTTTTATGCCTATATAACACGCAAAAATTGTAAACTCATAATACATTTTGCTAGTGTATACATCATTGTGTAAAAACAAATATTTTTCTCTTTTAATTTCTTTATTAAGAATATGAATGGCCATTTTATAAAAAATATCACATAACTTGTGTTTGGATATAATTCTATAATGTTTAATTATTTCATATATTCCTTCAAGACGATCAGGATAATAATCATATCCTTCTAACCATGTAGAAATAGCATCATTTATTTTACCTATATTTTTATAACATAATCCAATTCTATAGTAACTATACCAAACTTCTTCAATCCATCCTCCTATTTTAATTCTCTTTTTATAAAAATCAATTGCTTCTTCAAATCTTCCACAATCGTGATAACTATTGGCTAAATAAAAATGATATCTTTCATTATTAGGCTCGTCTTTGATACCTTCAGTAAGAAGCCTAATATCTCTTTCATATTTATCATTTTTAGCACCTCCGTCGCCTACATCTAAAATAAATAAAACGGATTTGATAATTTCACAAGATACATTATTAGATGGTGTATTGATATATTCATGAGTAACTCCAGTATAGTTATACAATCCATTATTGCGAACAATTCTTAAATTTTGATAATAAAAAGATTCATTGCCTTGTAATATATTGAAACTATCAGCATTATTTAATTGTTTCTTATCGAAATTATGTATTTGAAGAATCATATCAGCATCAAGTAATAACACAAAATCTGACATACCTAAGCAAGATTGTAAAGCAAAATTTCTATTATAACAAAAATTTTTAAAAGGTTCAGACACAATTTTGCCAGGTATATTTTTACTTGAAAAATAAGTTTTAATTAATTCAGTTGTATTATCTGTAGAACCAGTATCACAAATACAATAACAATCAATAATATTTAAAACAGAGTCTAATAATCTGGTTATGATTTTACTTTCATTTTTAACAATCATATTTAAACATAATTTAGGGGTAATAGAGTTACTGTTATTTAAGACAAGATTCATTATAATTTAAATGTAATATTGTTTAAATTATTTTTAAATTAATTGTGTAATAAAATATATCATATAAATATAAAATGGCTTGTACTAGATTTAATGATGATCCATGTAGAATTAAAAAACAACTTCAACAATCAACCGATCCAGGAAGGTGGATCTTAAATGTTCCAGGTAATGGTTCAAATCCATGTTATATAGAAGATCCGCAAATAATTATTCAAAAATGGGGTGGTAATTTAAGAACAAATACAATTAATCTTGAAAGTGATTTGTTAGGAGTTAATAGACAATTAAATAGAGATTGTTTAGGAAAAGATAATTATAAAAATTATAATGTTCCTAATGAAGCAATACAATATCCTAGTTGTAATGCTTTATATACAGAACAATCCAGAGCGACTAATCCAGCTTGGTGGTACCGTGACATTGAACAAGTAGATTGGTACTATCCTCCCTTGAATCCTCAAGAGAATACTTGTTTACCATTTCACAATAATTTAAGCACTAGAATTTTAGAAAAAGATTATTTTACACCTAAGAGGGATTGCCTTGTTAATGAAACTAAGAATTATTTACCATCCAGTTATAATTTGATAAAGGGCGGTTATGTAGGAGGACCTACTACATGTCAACAGACTAACTCATGTGCTTCTCTAAAATAATTATAATGTTGATTTTAATTTAATTTGATAATAAAAATATATCAAATTAAACTTATTTAACGAATAACACTTATTGAATAACACTTATTGAATAAAACTTATTGAATAAAACTTATTGAATAAAACTTATTAAATAAAATATATTAAATGAATAAAATATATTAATCTATATATATAAATATGGAAATAGCAATCCCTTTAATAGCATTAGGCGGTATGTATGTAGTATCAAATCAACAGCCTTCAAGAGGATGTAATACAGAAAATGTTAAAAAAAGTAATAGAACTAAAGAAAATTTTACAAATATGGGAGCAAACCCTAATTATTTACCAAATACAAATATTCCTCCACAGAATTTTCCTATATCAAATATAAATCAATTAGTAGACACTGTTCAGCAATATCCTAACCCGAATATAGCTACAGATAAATATTTTAATCAAAATTTATATGAGAACAAAGTAAGAAATAGCCAACCCGTTTCACAAAATATTCAGGAAATTTATTCTTTAACTGGTAATTATTTAAACTCAACGCAATTTAAGCATAATAATATGGTTCCATTCAATGGTGGAAAAGTAAAAGGTAATACTTATGACATTAATATTGCAGAAAGTGTTTTAGATAATATGATTGGTTCAGGTTCTCAAGTAATAAAAAAAATAGAGCAAGCTCCTTTATTTAAGCCAGAGGCAAATATGCAATGGGCTTATGGAGCTCCGAATAATAGTGATTTTTATCAATCAAGAGTAAATCCTGCAATGAAAAACAATAATGTTAAGCCATTTGATTCAGAATTTGTTGGGCCTGGTTTAGATAAGGGTTATACAGTTAATGGGACAGGAGGTTACAACTCGGGAATGGAAGCTCGCGACAAATGGCTACCATATACAGTTGATCAAATGAGAGTATCAACCAATCCAAAATTAGAATATGAATTAATAAATCATGAAGGACCTGCTAACTCATTTATTAAAAATGCGCCTACAGCACAAATGATTGGTCGCGTTGAAAAACAAAGACCTGATACTTTTTTTGTTAATAGTCAAGATCGTTGGCTAACTACAACTGGAGCTGAAAAAGGTGAAACTTTAAGACCAATTCAAGAAATGGGTGTAGTTAGACGCAATGATATTGTTACGGATTATACAGGTCCAGCGGGTCCATCGGATATTAAAGCAGGTCATGCTCCAAAGAATTTCGAGCCTTCTAAACGCCATGAAGTTATGTCAGCAGGGGTAAATCATTCAACCGCAGCAGGTCGTGGTCCACATACAGATACTGATAACTTTTTACGTAGTCATACTAATTATGTAAATCATAGATCATCTGTGAAACAGCCAGATACAATTAGAAGTGGATTTGGAGGTGCTATTGGTGCTGTTATTGCTCCAATAATGGATATGTTTAGACCAACACGAAAGGATGAAACAATAAATAACATTCGTATTTATGGTGAAGCGACTAGTTCTGTTCCAAGTAGCTATGTAATTAATCATAATGATACTACCTCAACAACCGTTAAAGAAACAACTTTATATTCACCTACATTTAATATCAATAACCAAAAAGAAGGTATATATGTTAATAATCATTCGTCTCCTGAATTAACACAAAGGGACACAACCAGTTGTGAAACCATTGGATCTGCTGGTGGTTATGCTACTAGTTATGGTGATATGCTTTATGAATCCGCGTATAGACAACATAATAACGAAATTAAATCAGCTACAATTGGAAATAGACCAAATCAAGGTGGAACTCAAATTTTTAACCAACAAATGAATGTAAATTGCTGGAAACAAGATTGTAATAACTATGATGGTAGATTAAATCCTGCGCATTCTAGTATTTCAGGAATGCCCCCATCAATCCAAACATATGGTGCTATTAATACTCCACAATACTATAATGAATGTGCCGGATGTGATCGTATACAGCCAGATATTCTTAATGCTTTTAAAAATAATCCATATACACATTCTTTAACAAACTCGGTCTAAATAATGTAAAATATACTTAAAGCTAATATGTTCATTAATAAACATGTTACCTAAAATGTACCCAATGTGCGCACACAGTTTTAGAAAATTATGTTTAGATAATATTAAATTTTTCCAAATTTATTCTAATTTAGGAGAACCGAAACCATTTGATGTAACTTTAAGAGATGGCTTACAGGGTTTATCAAAAGAAAAACAATATGTGTTTAATACAACTATAAAAAAGCAACTATATTATTACATTTTAAATAATCATAACCCAAAAAATATAGAAATTGGGTCAATCGTATCTGAAAAAGTGTTGCCTATATTTAAAGATACATTAGAATTATATCAATATGCTTATGAATTTCATACACACCATAGTAATAACATTCATAATATTGGGGTATCTAATAAAGATATTAATAAAGATATAGGTAAATATATTTTGATACCAAACGCAAATAAATTACAACAAGTTATTAACAATCCATTGTTGCATGATTTTTCATTTATAACATCTATTTCTAATAGTTTTCAACTTAAAAACACTAAAATGACTTTAGAACAATCAGATCAAGATATTTATACAATGTTGTATCAATTTGACGAAAATATTTTAACGCAATATCCTCCAAATGTAAAATTATACGTTTCTTGTATTAATGAATGTCCGATTGAAGGAAAAATAGATAATGATATTGTAGTCACAAGACTAGTTAAATTAAATAATTTTAAAGTGAATAATATTTGTTTATCAGATACGTGTGGAAGTTTAACTGTGGAAGATTTTGAATATATTGTAGATAAATGTGCTTATTTCGGGTTGCCTATGAATAAGTTTTCTTTACATTTACACGTTAAACAAGGTAGAGAAAACGAAGCAGAACAAATTATTCACAAAGCTCTGGATCGTAAAATAATTGATTTTGATGTTTCCTTATTGGAAAGCGGCGGGTGTTCGGTAACAATGGAAAAAG